CCAAAGTGGGATGAAAATGGTTACGTCAAGGTTTCGTATGGTGGGGAAAGCACCTCGCCTATGTTCCCTTGGGTTGACACGGATGGTGTGCCTATTGATCTTGATACTCAGGTCTGGAAGGGCACTGTTGTTAAACTGATCATCGACCTTAAGCCTTATGTCTTCGGACCGAAAGTTGGCTGTTCCCTCAAGGTACGAGGAGCACAGATTCTCAAGCTGGTTAGCGGGGGAGGTTCTGATAGCGGCGGCCTTGATGAAGATAGCGTGGCGGCGCTCTTTGGTAAGACAGAAGGTTTTAAATCTGGTAGCCCCAGTTTTGAACCTGCTGAAGATCCAGGCCAGGGCCCGGTAGGTTACGATGAAGACGACGTTCCCTTCTGATCATGGATAAGTACGCGATTCTTGAACGGATTGCTGACCTTGAGGAGGAGCTGTTGATGTATGATTATACCGAACCCAAACGGTATGAGATTGATCGTCAGATCCAGAACCTTGAGGACTGGTTAGAAGATCTTAGGGTACGTTAATGACTGTTTACCGTAGCCGCCTCGAAGAGAAGTTGGCGCGGTGGTTCGAACTGAATGGGCACCAGTTTGAATATGAAACGCTCAAGTTAAACTACACATTGTCAGCGGTTTATACTCCTGACTTTATCTTGCCCAATGGAGTTATATTGGAAGCCAAAGGTTATTTCAAACCAGAAGATCGAAGGAAGATGCTTGCCGTAAAGAAGCAGCATCCTAATCTTGATATTCGATTGGTCTTCCAAGCTCCAGGTAATACGCTCACAAAGACCAGTAAAACTACCTACGCCAAGTGGGCAGAGAAGAATGGTTTTTTGTGGGCACCATCTCACGCTATTCCACTTGATTGGTTCGATGAAAACTAAAGAAGATATTCTCGCCACTCTTGGTGAGCATTTTTCTGAGACCTTGGTTACATGTATTGATTACATCCACACAAAGGATGTTAGTCCTGAGGATGTTGCCAAGGTAATCGTTGATGAACTTGATGATTGGTTGGCATACCACGCATCCATGACTAATGCTGCTGAGGCAATCCGACATGCGCTCCGAGAGCGAGTTTCTTAGGCACGAACCATGTCCTAGTTGTGGCAGTAGTGATGCCCTTGCTCGTTATACTGACGGACACGGGCATTGCTTTTCCTGCCTCCACTATGAACATGGTGACGACACCACACCGCTGCCCACCACCACCACAAACAAAAGGCTCATGGACTTTACTGGGGACTTTGTTCCTCTCAAGGGTAGAAACCTAAGGGAAGATACCTTAAAGAAGTTCAACGTTCGGTATGACCACGACACCAAAACCATTAGGTTTCCTTATTACTCACAGGCTGGCCAGTTGGTTGGATTCAAGAGTAGGGACACCGACAAGGACTTTAGGTGGACGGGTAAGAACGACGATCATGCCCTGTTTGGACAACAACTATGGGGTCGTGGCAAGGAGATTGTTATCACTGAGGGTGAGTTAGATTGCCTGAGTGTGTTTCAACTCCGCCCCACCTGGCCGGTAGTTAGCCTTCCAAACGGCGCTGCTGGTGCCAAGAAGGCCCTCCAACACCAGTTGAAGTGGCTGATGGGGTTTGAATCAATCATCCTGTTCTTTGACAGTGACGAGGCCGGACAGCAGGCAGCACAAGACTGTGCTAGCTTGTTCCCCCATGATCGGTTGTTTATCGCACGACTTGATTCCTACAAGGATGCTAATGAAGCTCTCATCGCAAAAGACTATGAGGCAATCACCTCCGCAATCCTCTGGAACAAGAAGCCATATTCACCGCGAACCGTTATCGACGGAAGAGACCTATTCACTCTCGCCACTCGCCCACTTCATGGTAGGGATGCTAATTGGCCCTTTACTGCTCTTGACAGCATCACTAGTGGTCTTCGAAAAGGGGAACTCGTCACGATCACAGCAGGGTCAGGGGTTGGTAAATCCACCTTCTGTGGTGAGATAGCCCAGGCTCTTGTTGATCAGGGTGAGAAGGTTGGTTACATTGCCCTTGAGGAAAGTCTTCAACGGACTGCCCTTAGGTTGATGTCGGTCAAAGCCAATAAACCCCTTCATCTAAACAATGAACTGCCTGAGGAAGATCTTAAAAGGGCTTTTGATGCTTCTCTTGGCACCGGCTCAGTATATCTGCGTGATGGCTTTGGGTCTGTGGATCCTGATAGCATTCTCAGCGATTGTCGTTTTATGGCCCTTGCAAAGGAAGTGGGATGGATTATATTGGACCACCTATCTATTCTTATGTCGGGCAATGAAAGTCATGACGAACGTAAGCTTATAGACGTAACGATGACCAAGCTTCGTTCCTTTGTGGAGGAGACTGGTATTGGTATGCTCTTGATCAGTCACCTGAAGCGCCCACAAGGCGACAAGGGACACGAGGATGGCCAACAGGTTAGCCTCGGGCAACTTAGGGGGTCTCACTCGATTGTCCAACTATCCGACATGGTGATTGCCCTTGAGCGTAACCTCTCTGCTGGAGACAACATGGCCAACATCCGTGTGCTGAAGAACCGTTTCAACGGGCAAACAGGACAGGCTGGAACCATCACATTTAACGGATCTACTGGTAGAATGACCGAAGATCTCTCAACCGCCTTCAAACCAACACCGAGTTATGATGACGACGACCCCTATGGATTCTGAGGAAGTATGTGTTGTTTGCAACTCCACCAAATTCTTTTACAGTGAGATGATTACTGGTGGTTGGTTCTGCGAAGAATGCGGCACACCATCCGCCAAGACACAAGAACTTCTCGACCGGGAAGAACCCGGAAACTGGTCATGACTAACCAACACCCCATCACCCCACCTCGCGAGCTCATAGAGCAGTGGGCTTCTGAAAAGAGTTATGACGAACGTGATTGGCTTTACGAGCTTCATATTGCTGCACGTGCTGCTCAGTGGGGCGCCGACCAACAACTTGCGGAAGATGCAGAATGGCTAGATCACAATGCATTGAATGAACCGCATTTAAAGATTATTCCAATGGGTGAATCGTTGAAAGAAGCAATGCGCCCCAAGGCCAAGCCGCCTAGCTTGAAGGAGCAGGCGTTACGAGCACTAGATGCTGCCGTCAGAATGGCCGACGATGTTCCACCAGGGGGGATTTGCTCAGACCAAGCGGACATTATCCGCCGCGCACTGGAGGCCCTCGATGACTGACTACCGCGCACTGTGCGTACGCATGGCTGATGAGCTGGATCATTACCGCCAGCTCCTGATGGATGATCGCCGCGAAACTCATGCGTTAGCAACTGAAGCCCGCGCCGCCCTAGCGCAGCCCGAGCCGGTGGCGCCTACGGATGAGGAGCTGTTGATGCTGATGCCCGAGACGATGCGGGATGAGTTCTCCTATGCGGCCAAGACATGCTCAGATGCAATGGGCGGCACGGTCAAGCCAGGCATCTTCCGCGTCGCATTGAACACCGCCGCACTGGAATACGCCCGCGCCGTCCTCGCCCGCTGGGGCACACCCACCAACAACACTAAAGAGGAGAACTTGGATGACTGACCTATCCCCCGCCGCGCAGGCTGTCTGGAATGCCGCCAACAACAGCAGCGCCTATGGCCCAGAAGATTGCCTCAACGAAGCTCGGCAGATAGCCGCCGCCGCCCTGCGAGCTGTTGTACAAGAACTTAAGTATTTTGGTATCACTGAGAAAAATATTCTCGCCATAGCCGCTGAGCTGGAGGGGCAATGACTGAGCTCCTTACAGAAAAACCACCTAAGGTGGTCAAAGTAGATAACACCTACTGTTATGTTCATTTCTTGCGGGAAGTCGAACAAGAGATTCAGCAGAAAGCCTTTGCGGTAAATGCTGGTCTGGACACCTTTTCCAAGGCCGAACTTTTTGCTTACATGCTTTTAGAAGCAAGAGGTTACTTTTCTGTACTACCTGAACCAACAAGTGAAGAGACTCCCGACGATGACTGACCTCTCCCCCGCCGCACAGGCAGTAATGGATGCGTTCCTCAAGGCTCCCATGGGACAAAGTCACGTAGACGATGACCTGATTGCCATTGCCGCCGCCCTGCGAGCTGCTGCGGATATTGTGGTGCCACCTTTTATTAATCGTCCATCTACAAGAACTGGATTTGTAAAACTTAATATTAGGAATCGACTTCAATCTCTAGCCGACCAGTTGGAGGGACGCGATGCGACTACTCTTTGACATTGAAACCAACGGTCTGCCCCGTCAGGGGCTTGATCACATCCACTGTATCGTTATCAAAGACATTGATACCGAACAAACCCTCCGCTTTAATGACACTGGTCTTAGTGACTCTGTAACCAATGGTATTACCCTTCTCCAAGAGGCTGATGTTCTCATCGGTCATAATATTGTTGGCTTTGACATACCCGTTATTGAAAGCATCTACCCGTTCTTCAAAACCAAAGCCGCCCTATTCGACACGTTGATCCTTAGCAGGATGTTCTTTCCCGACATCCTAAACAGGGACTTCCGTAAGAAGCCAATCGGAATGCCAACAAAGTTATTCGGTAGGCATTCTCTTGAATCTTGGGGTTATCGTCTTGGTGATTACAAGGGTGAGTTTGGTAAGCAAACGGACTGGGCTTCCTGGTCCCAAGAGATGGAAGACTATTGTGAGCAAGACGTTCACGTTGTCGGATCACTCTTCAAGTTATTTGAGGGCAAGGGAATTGCCGACTACGAAGATTCCATTCGCCTTGAACATAACCTAGCCACGATCATGGCTAAGCAGGAAGTATCCGGCTGGCCCTTTGATGTTGTTGCGGCTCAGAAGTTGGAAGCCACTCTCCGAACAGAGATGGACCAACTAGCAGACAAGATGCGGGAAACGTTTCCGTATGTTGACGGGGGACAGATGATTCCCAAACGTCCCAACCAAACCCGTGGCTACATCAAGGATGCTGCCTTCACCAAACTCAAGGAGTTCAATCCCACAAGCCGCGACCACATCGGTTGGGCATTCATGACTTGGAGGGAATGGAAACCAGAAGTCTTTACTGACACTGGCCGCCCAAAGATTGATGAAGGCATCCTTATGGGTATCGACACTCAGGAATCCCTGATCTTTGCCCGTATCCTTGAACTACAAAAGGCCCTTGGACAACTGTCTGATGGTGCTAATGCTTGGCTCAAAGTTGTTACCCGCAATGGACGAATCCACCATGTCTGTCAACTCGCTACCAACACAGGCCGTAATGCCCATTCCCGCCCAAACCTTGGGCAGACGAGCAGTGATCCGCGTTGTCGGGCGTTGTTCCTACCGGGTGAAGGCATGTCTCAAGTGGGTGCGGATGCTTCTGGCTTGGAACTTCGTATGCTTGGTCATTATCTTTCTTATTTTGATGGAGGGTCTTTTGCTGACGTTGTTGTCAATGGGGACATTCATCAACAGAATGCTGATCGAGTTGGCTGCTCACGCAAGGACGTTAAGACCTTGACGTATGCCTTTATCTACGGAGCATCTGATAAGAAGATCGGGTACTCCTTGGATAAATCCCTTGATGATAAAAAGGCAGTCGTTCTCGGTAAGGAGATCAGAAGAAAGTTTCTTGAGGCCATCCCTGGTCTGGAGGGACTCCTAACTGCTGTCAACAAGAAAGCTGAGGGTGATGTACTCAAGGGCCTTGATGGGCGTCCCATTCGCCTTCAGGGGAAGAAACACGCTGCCCTCAACTACCTACTCCAGAGTGCTGGGGCCATTGTTTGTAAACGGTGGAACGTCATTACTTACAATCAACTAACTGATCTTGGATACCAGTGGGGCATTGATTACCAATGGCTTGGATGGATCCACGATGAAATTCAACTCGCTGTTAAACCACACCTCATTAGTGATGCCAAGTTCCAACTCGAATGGGCAATCGTCCAGGCCGGAGAGTACTACAACCTCAAAGTCCCGCTTGCCTCTGAAGCAAAAAATGGCCTCTCGTGGGCAGACTGCCACTGACCTTCAATTGCGTGTTGACGCAGACTTCTATGCTTACCGCGCTTGTCAATCGGCTGAAACTGAACTTGATTGGGGGGATGACCTCATCACCATTGCTAGTAACTTCCGAGTTGTCCTCGACATCTTTGAAGGTGAACTCAATAACCTCCGAAAAAGGTTTGACACCAACAACGTCACCCTCTACTTCTCAGACTCCAAGAACTTCCGTAAGGTTGTATGTCCCGACTACAAGGGAAAACGCACTAAAAGGAAACCTGTGGGATACAAGCGACTCTTAGATTGGTGTGGTGCTAATTACAAGGTAGTACGGTATCCGAACATCGAAGCAGACGATGCCCTTGGCCTTGAGTGTCACCTTGATCCACGAGAGTTCATTCTTGTTAGCCCAGACAAGGACATGAAACAGATCGCTTGCCGGTTATTTAATGGGGAAGAGGAGATCACTGTCACCCCAGAAGAGGCAGACTACTGGTTCTGGACACAGTGCCTAACTGGTGATCCAGTTGATGGATATAAAGGTGTACCTGGCATTGGTGGTGTGGGTGCCAAGAAGATTCTGGATAAAGCAGAAAGCCCTTGGGAAGCTATCCTTGAATCTTATATCAAGGCTGGACAGACTGAGGATGATGCCATCCGTAACGCTCGATTGGCACGGATCCTTCGGCCTGGAGAGTACAACTCAACAACGAAGGAACCTATTCTATGGACCCCACCTACATCGGATTAGACATTGGCTTACTGCTGGCCATCATCTATATCCTTGAACCTAACCTTCCGTACTATCTTAAGTTAAAGATAAGTGAACAATTTATCAACAGCAGACTACTTATCTATCAAGGAGTATTTAGAATCCGACTTTGGTATGACAAACAATCGCTACGACCGGGACCAGTGGGACGATTTCTACGGGACCAGCAACTCCGAGGAATCAGAAACAACCCAGCCTACAGAGAATTCTTCCGTGACGAAGTATGACCCCAAGCACTATCAGCGTGGACGTATCGAGGTTTGGGATTTTGTTGTGGATCAGCAGCTGGATTTTCTGGCTGGCAATGTCATTAAGTATGTCTGCCGTGCTGGCCACAAAGATCAGGAGTCTGAGATCGACGACTGGCTCAAAGTTAAAGCCTATGTTGACCGCAAAATTAAAGCACTAACCACCAATGACAACAACTCCTAAGTATCTAATGGAGCAGGCGTTTGTCTTTCGACTTACCGCTGAACAATCCATTGATCCAGATGATGAGATGGTTCAAGAGATGCAAATGACTCTCATACGAGAGGAATTCAATGAACTTCTTGAGGCACACATCAATGAGGACACCTATGAGGATCAGATCCACACCTTAAAGGAACTCGCTGATCTTGTTTTTGTTTGCTACCAATATGCTGTTGCTCGCAACTGGAACCTAGACATCGCCCTCAAGCGTGTGTTTGAATCCAACATGAGCAAGTTCGTGGACGGGAAGCCCCTCCGCCGCGAAGATGGTAAGATACTCAAGGGGCCCAACTACCAACCACCATTCCTTGACGACCTCGTATGACTGCCTTCGCTGACCTTGGAGACACCCCAAACACCATTGCCCGTACCGGACGTGTTCAAAACTGGATCGACAACCCTGAGTCCCGCCTGCCCGTCTCCTGTACCGTCTTCGTTGTTGAGGACAGCATGGAAGGGCCGGAAGGAATCGAAGCCTCTTGGAGGTTCGTCTCACACGCTCTCCGCAACGGAGCTGGAGTCGCTGTACACCTGTCTAAACTCCGTGAACGAGGCAGCGAGAATGGAAGAGGACTCATGGCGTCAGGCCCTGTGTCATTCGCCAAGATCTACTCCGTCTTGAATGAGACTCTGCGTAGGGGTGGTGTCTACAAGAATGGTGCTGTTGTGTGCCACCTTGACTACACCCATCCTGACGCTATTGAATTCATCAAGGCTTCCCGCACAGAACTATCGTGGGTAAAGCGATGCCTCAACGTAGACCCTGGGTTCCTTACATCTGCTCCACCCGAGTTGATTGATGCTACCCTTGAAGGAATTAAGAAGGGTGATATTTGGCTGAATAAGATCCGCTACGATGCGGAAGGTAATAGAATCTATGGAAATGTCTGCCTTGAAGTTTATCTTCCTAGCCGTGGTACTTGTCTACTTCAGCACGTCAATTTGGGTGCTTGTAGGTTCGAGGATCTAACTCCTGCCTTTGTGGAAGGGATGACTTCTCTTGTTGCTCTTCATGCTAAAACTGGCGTAGGAGAAACAGGAGAGTATCTTTCTCCTGAGGTGGACAAGCAGGTTGGTTTGGGTGTGCTTGGGCTGGCTAATTTCCTTTGTCAGAATAAAGTAACCTACAAAGAATTTGGAGAAGCTCTTGATGCTTACCACACACACCAACCAACACACACACCAGCATACGTTCTTGTTTCGGAGCTGGCCAAGTCAATCGAAATCGCGGCGCAGATCGCCCGTCAAGCAGGTATGCAGAGGGCCTTTGCTATTGCTCCTACCGCTTCTTGTAGTTACAACAACATTGATCTTCGGGGCTACACTACCACTCCTGAGTTGGCTCCTCCTATCAGCCGCCACGTTGACCGCGATTCTGGGACGTTTGGAGTACAATCATATGCGTACCCACCTGATTGCGAAATCGCGTCGGAAGTAGGGTGGCATGATTACCGAAAGGTTACTGATGGAATCGTAACGTTGTTCCGCTCAACGATGCTATTTCATGGGTACTCCTTTAATAGCTGGTCCGATGTTGTGACCTATGACCGAGAGTTCCTTAGGGATTGGATGGCATCATCCCAGACTTCCCTTTATTATGCTCTTCAGGTCATGCCAGACACGCAAGCAAAGGATGATGCTCTTGCTGCCCTCGATGACGACTTCAAGGATCTCTTCTCGTTTGAAGAGGAAGACTGTGGTTGTCCTGTTTCCGAACCAACCAACGATAACATTTGTATTCCCTGCGGAGAATAATGAACGCAACTCTTTCCCCCTACGATCAAGTAATTTCAAGAAAAAGAAAGTGGACTCCAGTTGCTGTTCAAAAGGGGAAACTCGTTGATGGGGCTGAGGATGCGATTTATCGTGCCCTTGGTCTCCGTCATCTTGAATTGCCGGTGCGAGAGTTTCTACAACAGGGACTCGAAAAAGAACTACCTAATACTCCTGGTGTTAGAGAAGCTCTACTGTCTAATCAATTGGATGAAGAGAGGCATGATCAAGCCCTTAACTATGTAGTGGCTGCTCATGGTTCAAATGAAAAGTTTGAATCCGAGGCTAAGCACATTCTTAAGGCATGGCTGGATGCCCCTGAACATCCACTCCTAAAAGCCGCTATCCTTGAACGCAGTGTCTTCTTCGTCATCCTCCCATTCTTCCGATTCAATGGTGACATCGGAATCCGAACCACAGCAGCCGACATTAGCCGAGATGAACAAACGCATGTCGCCATCCACTCGATGGTCTGCTCCGAGTTGGGCCTCAAGTCCACATCAAGCCTCAATCGACTTCGTAGAGCGACTGTGGGATGGGTAGTTGATGGGCTTGGTAAATCTGAAAGCAGGTATCTTGATAAAGATTTTTGGTTGGCTCAATCTGATTCCCTCTACGAAAAAGGAAAAGCCCCAGGACTGAAGGATACCCAGCGGGCTCGAATGCCTGCCTTCTTTGAAGCCTCTAACAACGACCTTCCACAATATGGCTGACGCCTATTTTGACACCGAAACCATTCCCCTCACCAGTGTTATTGGTGGGAGGATTGATCTAAATACCCTCATCGAGGAACTTGATCAGATGTATCCAGACCAGTATCCAGACCACGAGATGACTCCGTGGGAAGCTGGACGTATGGCTGGAGTGATTGAAGTTATTCGCTTTCTTAAATCCAAACGTAAGCTTTAAACATCATGTGCCTTTCTCCTAAAATTCCGCCCCCGCCGGAACCGCCGCCCCCGCCTCCTGCTACCGTTACTAGCAATCAACCTACAACGGTAAAGACCATTAAATCCCGCCGTGCTGCTCTTCAACAGGCAACTAAAGGTCCGGGTGGTCTTACGATTCCTCTTAGCACAGGCGGCGCAGCTGGTGGCAGTATGCCTTCTGGCTCTATGACTAACCTTAATATTGGTAAATAACAAATGGAAAATCAATCTGCCGCAAGTCGTTACGCAAAGCTGGCAAGCGACAGAACGATCTTTCTCGATACTGCTAGGGATTGTGCAGCTCTTTCTGTTCCTTATCTTTTGACTCCTACTGGAGTTGTTAATGGACAGAAGCTGCCCACTCCTTGGCAATCCATGGGCGCTAAAGGCGTTAACGTCATGGCATCGAAGCTGATGCTTAGTTTGTTTCCTGTGAACGCAACTTTCTTCAAGCTTCAAGTAAATGATGGTAAGCTTAGCTTGGACCCCGAATTAAGTGCTGCTGTTAAATCAGAAATTGATCTTTCCCTTTCTAAAATGGAACGGGTGGTCATGCAAAACATTGCTGAATCACAGGATCGTGTTATCCTCCATCAGGCAATGAAGCACTTGATTGTAACCGGAAATGCTCTGGTATACATGGGTTCAAGTGGTGTAAAACTTTATCCTCTTGACCGATTTGTGGTCGTCCGTGATGGAGAGGGTAATCCCACCGAGGTCGTTACTGTTGAATCAATTGACCGCCAATTCCTTCCTGCTGAGTTTCAAACAGAAGCAATTAGGAATGTCAATGATGTAGCTGATAATACTAGTGCCCCTAGTGTTGACGTTACCGTTGGCGAGAATGAGGTCGCTGTTTACACTTGGGCCAAACTCAAGGATGGACAGTGGCGTTGGCGTCAAGAAGTAGAAGGAAAGATTCTTCCTGACTCCTTCGGTAAGGCTCCAAAAAATACAACCCCGTGGCTTCCTCTCCGCTTCAATGTGGTTGATGGAGAAGACTATGGACGGGGCCGCATTGAAGAGTACCTGGGTGATCTGAGGTCCCTTGAGGGGCTGATGCAAGCCATGGTGGAGGGTTCTGCCGCCGCTGCTAAGGTGGTGTTCCTGGTAAGTCCTGCCGCTACTGTGAAGCCCAGTACGCTTGCTAAGGCAGGCAATGGGGCAATCATTCAGGGCCGTGCTGAAGACGTGACTGCTGTTCAGGTGAGCAAGCAGGCTGACTTCTCCTCTGCTTACCAGATGATCCAGTCCCTTACCCAGCGCCTATCTGAGGCGTTCCTGATCCTCTCCGTGAGGCAATCAGAACGTACCACTGCCGAGGAGATCCGTGCTACCCAGCAGGAGCTTAACGAGCAGCTTGGGGGAATCTATGGTAACCTTACCGTGGAACTGGTTCGCCCGTACCTCCAACGAAAACTCTTCACCCTTCAACGCGCTAAAGAACTTCCACAACTGCCTAAGGGTATTGTGTTCCCAACCATCATTGCTGGCCTTGAGGGCATTGGCCGTGGGCAAGATCGTGAGTCTCTCATGATGTTCCTTCAGACAATCTCACAAGCCTTAGGTCCAGAAGCAATGGCCCAATACATTGATCCAGAGGAAGCCGTTAAGCGTCTTGCTGCTGCTCAAGGTATTGATACTCTCAAGCTTGTTAAGACCGCAGAGATGCGTCAACAAGAACAGCAGAAGGCCATGCAACTTAACATGAGCACTAGTCTCGTTGGACAAGCTGGACAACTGGCTAAGGCTCCTATGATGGATCCAACCAAAAATCCTGATTCTATCGAAGCACTTCAAAATGTCGTCAACACAGCCGCGCAAGCAACCGGACAAGGCCAGCCCCAGCCAGCCCCCCAGCAATGAGGAACAGGCTCCGGTAAAGATCACACCAAAGGAACAATTTAAGTATGGTGATGTAAAAGTCAACTCTCCTGGTGTTGGTCGCGTTTCCATTGTTATCCACTAAACCAAATGTCTGAAATTGTTTTTGATGCTACGGATCCAGATGTTACGTCTGCCCGTGAAACCGAAGAGCTACGACTCATTGAGCAGGGCAACAAGCTAATTGAAAAACAAGAAGCTGAGGTCGAAGAAAAGTATCGCCGCAGCCAACTTGAAGCAGAAGAACATTCTCAGTATGCTGGTAAATTTAAATCAGCAGAAGACCTTGAGAAGGCATACCTAGAACTTCAAAAGAAACTAGGTCAGAAAGAAACCGATGAGTCCTCTTCGACAAATAAAAACGAGAGCGATGATGGGACGGAAACTGGTGATGATTCCCAAAATGATGAGTCCCCGGTAACCAAACGTGTCAGCTTCCTAAAGGAGGCATCTGAGGAGTATTACTCCAACGATAATCAACTTAAGCCGGAAACAATTGAGAAGCTTAAGGAGATGCCTTCGGAAGACCTCATCGAGGCATACATGGAATGGCAAAAAGGTAATCCTACTGTTCAATCGCAGCCCCTTTCTGATGAAGCTGCAAAGGACATTGTTGCTTCTGTCGGGGGACAGGAATCTTATAACGACACCCTAGCGTGGGCAGCCGATAACCTCAAACCTGAGGAAGTTGCTGCCTATGATAATGTTGTTAATAGTGGCAATAAGGATGCTATCTTCTTTGCTGTTCAAGCCCTCAATCAACGTTATAAGGATTCCGTTGGGTTTGAAGGTCAACAGGTTTCGGGCAAGGCACCGAAGAGTACGGTCAAAGGATTCCGTTCTAATGCTGAACTAGCATCTGCTATCAGTGACAAACGGTATCGTACTGACCCTGCCTATCGGTTTGATGTCGAACAAAAACTAGCCGCTTCTGGCGACTTGCTCTGACTTAAAGGGGTGACCGTCGAGATGACAGGCCACCTTTTTTTAGTCGACTAAAAGATGTGTTGTAAGCAATATAAAAGTTCTTTGCAATTATCTCATGCTACCTCTTCTAACTACTCTGTCTGTTATCAGCTCTTGGTATGGTCCTGGCTTCCACGGAAACACGACTGCCAATGGCGAACGATACAATCAAAACGGCCTTACGGCAGCGCACAAGACACTACCCTTTGGAACACGCCTTAAGGTTTGTTACAATAGGTGTGCCGTTGTTCGGGTCAATGATCGGGGTCCCTACGCTCATGGTAGGAGTCTTGATCTAAGTAAAGGTGCGGCTGACAAGATCGGTCTAACCGGCTCTGGAGTTGGTAGAGTATCAATTACTCGCCTTAATTAACTTTTGGATTGGGGGCACCTCGGAGTAGGACCCCCTTTTCTTTGTGGAGGGACCACATTAAAAACCCAACCGGTTGGAGTATTGGCCCGCTGCGGTGGACACCCAATACAACACATCTATTGCCTTATCTTCAAATACAAGTACTTGTAATCGTTATAAATTCCTTTTATTCATTATTCCAATGACTGCTTCAGTAACTTATCTTGGCGCCAGTAATAAAGCTGGCGGCGCTTCTCCTACTTACGCTGAGCGTACTAACCTCTTCCTCAAGCTCTTTTCGGGCGAAGTCTATGAGGCTTTCCGTAACTCCACTATTGCTAAGGATCTGGTGATGAACCGGACCCTGCGTGGTGGTAAGCAGGCTCAATTCATTCACACTGGCCGCATCTCGGCTGGTTATCGTACGCCTGGTGTGCCTATCCTCGGTTCGGGCAACCCCCCGGCAGCCGAAACCACCATCGCGCTGGATGACCTGCTGGTGGCATCTGCCTTCGTTGATAACCTCGACGAAATCATGAGCCAGTATGACATTCGTGGCCCTATTGCCCGTCAGATCGGTCAAAGCCTGGCTGAGTTCTATGATCGCCGTATCTTCCGCGTTCTGGACCGTGCCTCGTCTGCTTCGGCTGCTGTGACTGGTGAGCCTGGTGGCTTCCAAATTAACCTCGGTGCCAACAAAGAGTATGATGCTCAGGCCCTGGTTGATGGCTTCTTTGAAGCTGCTGCCCGTCTCGATGAAGTGGCTGCTCCTAAGGATGGCCGCGTGGCTGTTCTGAGCCCCCGTCAATACTACGCCCTGATCTCTCAGGTCGATACCAACATCCTTTACCGCGAATATGGCAACACCCAGGGTTCGATGAACACTGGCGACGGTCTGTTCGAAATTGCTGGTATCTCCATCAAGAAGTCCAACAACATCCCCTTCCTTGGGAAGTACGGTTCTGCTGCTGGTACTGCCATTGATGCTGCTGCTGTGACTGGCGAGAACAACTCCTATGGTATTGCTTCTAACTTCACCAACAGCTGCGGCCTGATCTTCCACCGTGACGCTGCTGGCGTTGTGGAAGCCATCGGTCCCTCCGTGCAAACCACGGGCGCCGATACAAAGGTGATCTATCAAGGCGATGTGATCGTGGGCCGTCTGGCCTATGGTTGCGCTGCTGTGCGCGTCGGCGTTGCCGGTGCGTTCCGTAACGTTTGAGGGTAACCCCTCCGGTTAATAACGGGCTTGCCTATCAACGGTGGGCCCCTTTTCTTTTTCCTGTCCGAACTATGACAACCCAACTTCAAGCTATCAACCAAATGTTGACAAGCATCGGGCAGGCACCTGTGGTGTCGCTCGACATCGCCAACCCAGAGATTGCTACAGCATTGAGCATTCTTGAAAATGTCAACCGTGAAGTTCAAGGAGAAGGATGGCACTTCAATTCTGAAGTAGATTATCCATTTACTCCTGATGCTAACGATGAGATTATTGTACCTTCAAACGTACTTCAGATCTCCGACAATAAGAATTCCAATGTTCAACAATACCAGACCGTATTAAGGGGTGGCAAACTCTACGATAAAGTAAATCATACTTATAAATTCACCAACCCTGTGCCAGTCCGTTGTGATGTGGTGTGGTTGTTTGACTTTGAAGATCTTCCTCAGGTCTTTAAGGATTATATCACCCAACGCGCTTCCCGTGTCTTCGCTGGTAGTTCTGTTGGATCGAAGGATATGTTCCAATTTAACCAGCAAGATGAAGGTATCCTAAGAGCTAACTGTATTGCTTATGATACCAGCACTTCTGATGTAAACATCTTTGGTGTAGAGACTGGTCAGAATTTCTACATTTCTTACACTCCCTTCCGTACCATCGCACGATAATGGCAGCCATCTCTCAGAAAATCAGCAGCATTATTGGTGGTGTTTCACAGCAACCAGATACTGTTAAATTTACGAATCAATTACGAGTCTGTGATAATTTTTATCCAGACGTTGCTACTGGATTGACAAAGCGTCCTGGTCTTCAAGCTGTCAACAAATTAAATAATGTTGCGGATAATGGCACTTGGTTTACTATTTTTAGAGACGACCAAGAAAAATATATTGTTCAATTTAGTAAAGCTGGTGCTCTGCGTATTTGGAATGCTAACAATGGTCAAGAACAAACTATAAATCCAATTGACGCTGAAGCAACTACATATGCTACGCATACGGAGATTAAAGATCTTCAAATGCTTCAAATTAATGACTTTATTTTTGTTCTTAATAGGTCTAAAATTGTTGAAGAAAGTTTAAGCGAAAGTCCTGTTCAAAATCCTTATGCCTTTGTAGCAATTAATACAGTAGCTTATAGTTCTACATATACCATTACGTTGGATGGTACACCATTTGCTTACGTTACCCCAACTACCTCTACCACTCAACTTAATATTAGCGATATTGTTAGCAATCTAACTAGCAGTATTAATGCTAATGTTAATTATGTAGCAACAGCTCTTGGAAACTACATTCATATTCGAAGAGCAGATAATACTGATTTTAGCATTGATGCTAAAGGTGGTAGTACTGGTGTGGCTATTGACGCATTTAAAGGTTCAGTAACTACTGTTGGCCAGCTTCCAAAACAATTTATTAATAATATTAAAATTAAAGTAGCTGCATCTGCGGAAACAGGTACTGATGATTATTGGGTTATTTTTAAAACCAATAATAATACTTCTAATGGTTTTGGTTCTTGGGAAGAAACTATTGCTCCTGAAACAGTTTTAAAGATTAACGAAGAGACCATGCCTCACGTTATTATTCGTGAAGCTGATGGGACTTTTACTTATCGTCAACTTGATGAAGCATCTGCTCTGGCTAGTGCTGGATCTACCAGTGTTTCTGGAATTCCCAGCGTAGTAGGAATTAATACGGCAACATCAGGTGGTCATGTTGTTGATGAACAGTTTGATGCAATTGGTGGCAGTGGAACTGGATTAAGACTACGAGTTTCAAGAATTAAAACACTTACTACTACTATTAATTTTCTAGCAAATAATCCCAATAATTATGTTAGAAGGACTTTTAGTGGTGTTATTTTTGGTAACCCTGTTTATAGCTATTCTTGGTATTCAAATGGAAATGTTGTTGGAAATACTTCTAATACCAATCCACTTGTTATAGGTAATGTTGTTCGCACCATCAATACTAGTTTTGAAACTATTAGTGGTGAAAGCAGGGCTGGCTATGCACAGGTAACCACAACAACAGGTGTAATTGAACAAGTTGTAATTGCTCAAGCTGGTCAAGGATATATAGCCACGGAAACTGTTACTAATGTTCAAGGAGATATTTTTGAAATTCTTACAACAGATACCTCAACATTGACGGGTGATGAAAGCCGTTTAAAGTATTGGAAGCCGAGAGAAGTTGGTGATACTGATACCAATCCAATGCCTTCATTTGTTGGGTTTCCAGTTGATTCTATCTCATTCTTTAAAAATAGAATTGTTTTTACGTCCCGTCAAAATGTAATTTGTTCTCAAGCAGGGGATTACTTTAATTTCTTTGCTAGTACTGTTATTACAATTGTTGATAATGATCCGATTGATCTTAGTGCTGGTAGTAGAAAACCCATCAAATTAACGGAGGCATTATCAACAGCAAATGGTTTGCTATTGTTTGGTGATAACGGACAGTATATTCTACAAACTACTACTGAATCTTTTTCTCCACGAACTGCTGAAATTAACTTGCTATCAAATTATAGCATGTTTGAAGATGTAGCGCCAATTGATATTGGTACTAGCATTTTATTCATGGAAGAGGGTGATAAATGCTCGTCTGTTTATGAAATGGCAGTTAATAGTTCTCCAGGTGGTAAGCCTGATATTATTGAATTAACAAGACTTATTCCTAGTTACATTCCATCTGCTATTTTTGAATTTAAATCTTCCCAACCAGCAGGTTTAGTTGCCTTGGTAAGTGAACAAGATAAAACTAACATTTATCTTTATCGTTACTTTCAAAACGGTGACACTCGAATTTCTGGCTGGTTTAAATGGATTATGCCTAATCCAGTAGAAGCTTTGGACTTTGATCAAGATATACTGTATATTGTTACTAAGAATGGTAGTAATTATATTCTTAGTACTGTATCACTGATCACCGAAACTCCCAGTGAATCACTTCTTTTTGAAGGTGAATATCTGGATGTACGTCTAGACTACTTTGATTATAATCCAACACTTATTTATGATGCTACTGCTGATCAAACTCATATCTGCTTTAAAGATGGGTTTGAATCAATGGATCTTCAAGCAGTATTGATTTATCTTAACCCTGATCAAGCTGGTTATTTTGAAGAGCAATCAATGCAAGTGGATCTATCTCAACCTATTGGACAACGGTATTTCCTTACGGTTGATGGTGACCAAACTGCGTCTCGATTTGCAATTGGATTTAAATACGAAGCCACTGCCCAATTACCTGCGTTTTATTTTGTAAGGGAAGAAACCAGGGCTCTTAAGGATACTGTTAATATTCCTACTGTAAATCGAATCAAAGTAAATAGTTACAATTCTGGTCCATATAAAACATTAGTTAAAGCTACTGGACGACCAGATTTTACACTTACTCTTCCGCAAATTACAGCAAACGTAACGGCACCAAATTCAATTCCATTGCTTAGAAATGCTCAAGCAACGATTCCAATCTTTGCAAAGGGCAATCTATTTGAATTTAATTTGATTGCTGATAGTCCATTCCCAACCGCATTTACCTCGTTAGATTGGGAAGGCACATACGATAACAAAGGAATTCAATCCCTTTAAAGGGCACCTTATTATGGAGCTTATCCACAAAGCGAGCCGCTCAGACGCAATCTGGGTGGCTCAGCACCTACAAGAAGATGATCGAAGGGAACTAGAGGGTCTGGGCCATACTATGATGGAAGCCGCCCTCTGCCTTTCTATGGATCTTTCTAATAACCCGGTAACCTTTCGAAACCCATGCGGAGAGATCTGCGGGATAGCGGGGGTATCCAGAACCGATGCCCATTGCGGAGCCATATGGATGCTTACTACGCCACATGTCCGTCCGTATCCCAAACTATTTTTTAAGGAGGCTAAGAAATGGGTCGAACAACAGACCTCCTATGAGATGTTACATAACATTGCTGATCCAAGAAATAGGATGCACATGAAACTGCTTCATATGCTTGGATTTAAAAAGCTTATGTATGTTACCACTCAAACCAATCTTACTTATGTTGAATTTGCTAAATTAACAAAATCATGTGTATACCAGCAGTTGCCATAGGCATTGCAACGGGCCTATTGAGTGCCGTTCAATCCATTGCAGGTTATCAAGCTCAAAGTGAAGCTGCTAAGGCTTCGGAACGTGCTTATCAAGAACAACGTAATCTAAATCAAGAAGCTGCTAATCGCGCTTATCAACAAACACAACTTAAGCTGAAGGGTGAGATGGAACGTGCATCTCAACAGGCAGAACAGGGCCTTGTAAGGCGTCTCCAAGCACAGGGGACCACGTTGGCTGCTGGCCGTAGTGGACAATCCATTGGGAGCCTTCTGACCGATGCTGAGCGTGTTGAAGGGAAGGATCTGGGGGCGCTTGGTATGAACCTTGCTTATGCTCAACAAGATTACTTCTTTGGCATGGAAAGCATTTATAACCAACAGAGGACTGCTGATATTGGAGCTGCTTCTCAGAGGATTGCTGCTCCTAGTGCTGGTGGTCTGGTGTTGGGTCTTGCTGGAGCTGCTATGTCTGGTGTTTCCGCCTACGCTGATGCTGAAGGGTCAGGAGCTTTTAATAAAAATAAAAACACTCCTACTCCTAAACCTAAAGAATAACTAATTATGGCTAGTATTTATGAATCCCCTGACCAGAGAGTTGCTCTAACTGGATCTCAAACCAATCCTTCGTTTCAACCCGTCGAAGCGTATGATCCAAGTCGGATGATGCTTCAACAGTCGGAACGAGACCTTGAAGCTTTTGCTCAGTTTAGTGAAACACTTGGAGGTGTTCTTAAACAACAAGCCGAAAAAAGAAAAAAGTCTAAAATTGCGGAAGGTTACGCTAAATTTATTCGTGGAGAAGTTATTTTAGATCCACAAAATAGAAATAAATTTATTGCTAAATCTGCCGTGTTGGAAGCGGCAGCAACTAGAGATATTAACACTGCTAAAGCTGTTGCTGAGTCTGGAGCAGACCCTGGTACGGCAAGTACTATTCTTTCTACTAGTCCAGCTCTTCAAGGTTGGGAAGCGGTAGGTGCAGCCCAAGCTGCTGCTCAATTGGCTCCAGCTAATTTGGAATCTTTTCTTTATTCAAAGAAGAGAAGCGATGTACCAGTTGTCCTTCCTGATGGAAGTTTAGTTAAGCCTAGTGAAGCTAAGGGTTATCAAATTAGTGATGTTACTCGTGTCTTAACTCAACAGTGGGTTCAGGAGTATGGTCTTGATCGTATCAATCCACAAATTATTCAAGAGTTTGGTGGCTATAATATGGCCATGGCAGAACGTGAAGTGATGCGTTCTTGGATGAAAGAGACTGATGAGCGTGAACTTAAGACCAAGCAATATGAAGTAACTATTAAAAATGCAAATACTATTCCTAGTGCTTTAACTCCAATAGGAGCTAATCAATGGCAGGCAACTTCTTGGAATGATTTAATGCGTGTTTATGGCGACCCTGTTGTTGCCAATGAAACACAACTTAAAATTATTGATGATCAACTTAAGATTTATGCCAGCACTGGTGATACTACATCAATGCGTCTGTTAATCAATAACCTATCTGCTGCCCCGATTCCAGGGACTAACATGACATTTGGCAGTAAAAATGCTGCTAAATTTAGGGAATTTGAAACTCAATTTACAGAAGCTACCAAAGCTGCTGCACAACGAATTGAGGATGACGATAAAGCTGGATTGGATACCGCTTATCAACAGTTTCAATCTCGTAGAAAAACAGATACTCCTGAACAGCTAGCAATCGCTCGTTCTAAATTTAGAGAGTTTTTGGCAAAAAGTAGCAGCCCTTATGCTATGGAATTGCAAAATAAACTATCTAGTGAGGACAGCTCTTCTCGTTTGGCTGAAAACATTGAAAAGCAAATTCAAGCTGGTAATAAAAAACCAGGCGGTGGGTTTCTTTGGACAGAAGATGAGATTGATAAACTTGTTCTTAGTAATGATTTAGAAGAAGCAGAAGCCACAAGAATCAAAGCCATGCTTCCAGACATTCCTAGCTTGGAATCGCTTGGAAAAGGTATCGGTTCTCAAATGGTCATTCCTACTGTTAGAGGGCAGCTGCTTGGCAGGTTGGCTCAGGGTGGCGCCACTTACGCCGCTGATGCTGGATTTAGAGCCAGAATTGATGGAGCAATTAACGGTGCTTCACGAGTAGCCTTTGATACGCTTTCTAAAAAATGGCAAGCTGAATTTGATCGCACTGGAAAGTATCCGAATGATTCGGTTGTTGCTCAACAATGGATTGCTGAAACAGAACGAAATCTTAGGCTGACTAATGAACCTTACTATATTAACCCAAAAGGCGAAACACCTAATGTTTTGAAGCCCCTTCCAGCGGGACAACCATACGAAATTAAAAATCCAGTTGCCAATCCAGAAGAACTTCGCCGCATCCGACAACAAGTAGGCCCGTTACCTACCATTCCAGCAACAGTTCAGAGGATTAAAGATCCTAATGATTTTCAATTTTATCAAGATATTATTGATAAGGGAGGTGTACTGCCTGAGGAAATCAAAGCAGCAGCAGAAATGGCTGGTCTTAGTGTTGATGGTTGGATGGCCTCTCAAGGTAGGCTGCTTGGAACTCCATATAAACCTAATGTGGATAGTCAGGCATCTTTTCAAAAGAATGCTGCTATTAATTTAAATGCAGCTAATATTCTTCGTAATCCTCGTTCTACTAATGCTCAACGGAGAAGTGCTTTGAAAATTCTTGAAGCGGGTGTTGCTCCTACCGCTATGTCGCAAGGAGATACTATGGGTGCTGGAGACTTTGGTGGTCTGGCTAAACTCACTTCAAGTGGGGAAGGAGGATTTAATTCCATCAA